GAAGGCTGCGTGGTGGTCGTGGTCGATCCAGACAGCGCGCCCGTACCCATGGCAATGTTCGCCAGGAACTGCGCCACTTGGAACGGGTAGCCCTGCTGCTGCAAAAACTGATTGTACAGCGCCTGATTCTGCGCCTGCTGGGTCTGCTGCTCCACCGTACCGGCGGCAAGCTGCGCCTGACCGCCCTGCAAGGCAGCCTGCTGCGCGCCAGTGCCAAGCCCGGCAAGCCCCTGGCTGACGCCAGCGCCCATGCCATACAGCCCCTGACCGAGAGCGGCTTGCTGTTGCGCGGCTGTGGCGCCCTGGCCGAATACCTGCTGCCCCAAGGCCGCCTGCTGCTGGGCCGCTGTCATACCCTGCATGAAGCCCTGCTGCCCAATATTGAGGAATTGGTTTGCAGCTTGCTGTCGTGCTTGCCGGTTGGCCTGCTCCGCAGATAAAGCCAAGCCTTGTTGCTGCTGCGCAGTACTGAGAGCTTGCCCGTACCCCTGCTGGTATATGTTACCCATAGCCTGAGCCGTCGAAAGACCCTGCTGCTGCGCCAGCACCGCCTGGGCAATTTTTCCGCGATCACCGCCAAACGCGCCAGATCGAATCTGATTACCCATAATATTTTGCTGCTCTTGCTGCTGCTGTTGACGCAGCGCGGCAAAAGTAGGGTCAGCCACAGACTGAATATATGGCGACATATAAGCCTGGGTATTTAATTGCCCAGGCTGGACACCCTGCGATCCAGCAAGAGCATAACCCGTAGCTAATCCCTGATAGGGCTGCGCACCAGCTTGAGCCCCAGTGATATTACCAGCAGCAGCTTGATTAAACTGATTAGCGCCAGCCTGACCCGTGGCAAGACTTTGAGTAGCAGCGCCGTAATAAGGTTGCGCCTGGGCAGCGCCGCTTAAAAGAGACTGGGTGGCAGCCCCAAAATAGGGCTGCGCCTGTCCAGCAGCTTGGCCGACATTGGCAATGCCAGCCTGCTGCGTTGGGGTAAGAGGAGCGACAAACTGGCCGCCATAGGGGGTAAAACCCTGCTGCGCGACAGCCTCCGCGCGAGCATTTACCGCATTATACCGGGCCAAAACCTCTGGCGGGATGGATACCGAGGAGGTACTTGTGCTGCTCTTACCACCACCGCTCATGATGCCTCTTTCCAGCCCCCTGTTTGGGCTTGATACAGGAAGTACACCCCCGAAGGCGAGCCAAATTGACGTTCATACATACGGATTTTGGCCGCAGTACGGTCATTACTTAACACACCAATCATCAGGGGCAAACCCAATTTATCAGACGTTTCTTTGGCGAACTTGCAGAGCTTGGCAGCCCTGCCACCCTTCGCGCTACGGAAATCAGGATGGACGAAGATCGCCCGCTCCTCAAGAACAGGATTATCTGAGTACCAGACATTCCCGACCCGAAGCAGAATGGCCGCTTCGGGCTTTTCTCCAGTTTTCCCAACAACCCCCACAATCCCAGATTGCAGGGTCAAAGCCGGGTAAATCTCGTTCAAAAGCTTGACCGGGTTTGGGTTCACAAACCCATTCTCATCACAAGCAAGCATCGCCAATTCCATGAGGTCATGGACATCATCAGGCGTGGCAATTCGGACCCTAATATCTTCGGACATCAGTCCTTAATCCTTCTTTGGTCCCGGCAAAGCCTGGAGGGTCTTAATGGTCTTCTGCCGGTATTGTTTCACGAATTCGTCCAACATCCGATGCCCGTCCTCCATCGAGCCACCACCCAGGTGAATCACATCTTGCGGGCTGATGATGTATTCCCCACCCGCTACAACCACAGGAACCGTTTCTACGTCAGCAAAAGCCGGGTTCTTGTGGGGCTCACGATCCCCCTCTGGATCGCGAAAAATACGGTCTGAAACCTTAAAGCCAGCCATGGAATTGCCTTCGCCCATGGCCGAAATGATGTCTGCCGGGATCACATAAGAGCCAGATGCCACATGCACCGGCAGGTGATCGGTACGCCCAGCCACCGCGCTGTGGATAGGCCCCACATGGATTTTATCCGGCTGCGGGTTGTCCACACCAAGGCGCATGCCGCCTTCGGCAGCCTTCTTCCTGGCGATGTTCAGCGCGGCAGCAATAGCCTGATCACGCGGATGCCCAGCGTGGATCATCTCGCTGATGTTGGAAGAAATCGTCTTCTGCGATTTGCCGCGCTTCAATGGCATCTTATGCCCCCACCGAATAGGTGACGTTCATTTCCTGCCCCGTGCCAACAACAATCACCAAGCCAGCGGTGAACAGCAGGTTCATCGGGTAAACCCCAACCGTATTGGTGACTGTAGCAAGCATGTTGCTTGCGGAAACGCCCGCCACGGTGGCAGAGTTGTGGACCGCGCCGTCAGTCGTGCCAGCGACAGTCACTGAAACATTGATCAACCGCCCAGGCCCAGTAAGCACCAGGGTGTCCGCAGAAGCCGTGGCCGAGGTGTTGGAACCATAAATACGCTGCAAGGTCTGGTTGAGCGTATTGACGGCAATAACGCCGTTCTTCTGGATCGTGGCGATATCGTCTAAACTGGCCATCAGAATTTCCCATCAGGGGCAAAGCGGTAACGCATTGCACCCATGCGCCAGAACGAATCAATATCGTTGCTCTCAATCTTGATCGACACTAAGCGACCACGGAAGCGCGGCACAATATACTGCGTGGTTTTGACGACATCATAAGGCCCATAAACCTTTGGCGTGTCACCAGGGTAATTTAGCACATAGAACGTCAAAAGCAGGTTGGCGTCCTGCACACCTTCATAATAGCCCCACTTAGCATCCGGCCAGAACTGATCAATGTAAGTCAAAACATCGCCGTCTGAGAGCGTGAAATACCCCGTCTGGAAGTAGGATGTCATGGGGAAACCATCAGCATTTTGAGAAGTCTCATGCTGATAAATCAAACCTTCCGGTGTCGCGCCAATCGGCGGGCCAAGCACAGATTGATTGATCCAAGCTGTGCGTGAGAGCGTCCCAAAATCCCACTGGTTCAAGCCAACATTGTACTTCACATATGCGTTGATTTCGCCACCATTGCTCATGGTGGGATAAAACCAAGACACTTCATTAAATCGTGAATTCACGGCAATCCTGATCTTATCAAGGCTGGTCGTGTCAAGGTCTTGGAATATCACATCCCAGATCGGGCATTGAATACCCTGCACACCACCATTAGAATACATAAAGAATTGGCTTTGCGACATCCAATAAATGACGCCATTCAAAGACGCAGCAGCCTTGGGTCCAATTAAGCCGCAACCAGTGCCAATTTCATTGAACGAGTAAACATACGGAGCGCCAACATACTGCATGGCCCAAAGTGCAAGATCGGTCCAAATAAGCCCCTGCTGCGGCCCCTGAATACAACCAACGATCTTAGACCCTTTCGGGATGCGGTATGAGCCAGCCTGATTGGTCGGCAACGCAATCCATTGCTCATAATTCTCAATATCGCACCACCGGATCAACAGTGGGTCTTGAACGCCATTAAAGGTTGATCCCCATGCAATAATCTGGCGCTGCGGCATTGCAACAAAAATACCTGAATTTGCTACTGGAGCTTCAGGGATTACATCCAAAGTTGGTGAATTGGTCTGGGGCGACCATTGATAGATAGGCCCGCCAAGCGGATTTGAAACAGCAGGGCCAAAGGTCAAACCATTTGGGCAGGCAATTAAGGTGTCCCCAAAATTGTCGAGCGTCCAATCTGTGGCAATCAATTCATCACCACCAGAAGGAAAAACAGTGACGCCAGAACCATAGCCGCCCGTGCCGTAGCCACCAACACCATAGCCGGAGCCAGCAGTTAGAGAGCCAAACCCATAATAATAATCATAAGCAGCATCACCGCTATTTATGAATGCGCTTGTGGTGGAGGTCGCTTGCTGCGGTGCGCTGATGGTGAATTCATTGGCGCTGACAATGCCTGTGACTGTGTAATTGCCAAATAAAGTTACACCGCCAAGTGTGGTTGAAACAAGAACAGGGTAAGTATCGCCAACAGAGTACCCGTGATCGTTCAATGTCACAGTTACCACTGAAGAACCGTTGGTGACATCAAATTCAGCAACAGAACCGCCATTTGCAACAGCCGTGGTAGGTATCACCGGATTGCCGAGAACGTCAGTCAGGAAAATCTCATAAGTATTTGCAGTAACCTGATAGGTTCTGTAAAAACCAAAAATAATGACGCCTCCAACAGAAATGTGCGTCAGAATAAAAACCGCATTATAGTCAGACATATTACTGGCAGTGTCTTCAATTACAACGCTATTTGATGTCGTTGTTGTCGTAACATTTACCGCGACATCATGCCGATCAACTTGAGGCACAAGATTTCTTGCTGTGCCATTATTGATGACATAAATAGGGGCGCCCGGCGGTGGCACAGCAATAGACGCAGGGGCTTCACAACCAACCGCCAGATACTGCTGACTATTGTTGTCCTGCCAAGCCAACATAGCCCTAGGCGTGGCAGCCAAGGCATTCGGGTAATATCGTGTCCAACCCCCAAGCTTTTGAGGCAATCCCAAGCCCTGACGGTCCTGCACAAACCGAATGAGCTGGCTTTCAGACAAAGCAGCCTCATTCAAAGCCGGTGTCCGGTTTTGATCAACCCCTGGGATCAGCTTGAGCGTGGCGTGAGGCATACCTTATCCCCTGGTCGGGGTGGCCACAGGGGAAGGCGACATAGAAGTCCAGCCAGACGATTGGAACTTCTTACGCGCCTCTTCAACCATCGCCCCCTTCAGCAAAGTCTGATACTGAGTCTCATAGTTGACCGGCATCTGCGGGTCATTGGCTGCCGCCGAGATGAAGTTGCGCTGAAAGGCGCTGATGTAAATCATGGAAGCCATGATCATCAGATCAGGCAGATAGAGCGACACAAAAGTTGAAGTGTTGGCCGCAGACAGCGAATCCGGGCGGAACGTACCCACAATCTCAATGGTATAGGTGTCATCCGCCCATGGGCCAAGGATGATCGTGTTCTGATTGAACATCGCAAAATAGGCCGGAACACTTGCCGAGGTGTTGCTGACGTAATTGTAATTCATCCACTCTTTGGTCACGGGCAGCAACGCCGTCCTGGTGCCATTGTCAGGCACAGTCGTGCCAGCAGGAGTGATGACATTTACCTCCTGCACCGTGATGAAGTCAGCAATCGGAAATGTGACTGTGCGCGCATTCTGCGTGGTAGTATATGAGCTAATTGAAGTAACAGTCTCAAGCAGGTCCAGATCACGGTAAATGCGGTTTTCCGCATAGGTGATCATCTGCGGGAGGATTTCCACAAAATTCGGGTCGTCAGGAGGCACGACCGCAAGGGTGGCGATCTCGGTCACATACTGAGTGTACGTCAAACCTGTGGTCATAGGCGAAACCCCTTGCCGGGAGGGATATTAAACCAGCCTTGTAGCCGAAGTCATTTGGAATTTCTACGCATAGCTTCATCCTTGGCCTTGGAGCCAGCCGAGGAGCCGAAATAATAGGCCACCACACCGCCCCAGGCGGTTCCCAGGGTGCCAAGCATCACAAGCATGGCCTCAGACCCACCATGCTGCGGCAAGCCATTTCTGAGCATGTAAAACAGCACCCCAAAATAGCCCGCCGTGATCAGCCCCGCCAAAATGCGTGGCGTCCAATCCCTGGTGGCAACTTCACGATTGCGCGCACTGTCCCGGTCCTCATTGGCAATCCGTTCCAGGTCGATGTCCAATTCGCGCATTTTCACAGCAAAGTCTTGCTCGGCCTGCTTCAGCGCCAGGAGCTGTTCTGGGGTCGCCCTGGCCGCCGCTTCGGTAAGCTCCTGCTCAGAGCCGTCAGGCTTGCCCAGGAGGGCTTCTGAGATCGCCCTGGTGGCCATGCCAGCCAAGGGACCACCCACGGCGCTGGCGATGCTTGGAGCGACCGTGCGCACAAGGTTCAGCAGGCTTTCCATGTCACTTCTCCAGCATAAAGGTCAGGTTCTGGTGCCGGGGATAAGTAACAGTCCGTTCACCTTCGGGGCATTTGTATTTGATCGTGGCCAGCAGCGTTGCCCGGCCAGGGGCTATGGTTTCCTTGTCTGAGATATCCAGCAAGTAGGTAAAAGTGTCGATCTCAGGGCCAGCAGGGCCGGTGAACCGGGTCATGCTTGGGGTAGAAGGGTGGATAACACCAGCGCCATCGCGCACCGTCACCTCAAAACCCTCAACGGAGCAGTCATCGCGCTTCTTAATCCGCGCCACTGTAACCGTAACAGGCTGCCCGATCTTGGTATCGACAATTCTGAAATGCTCCGGCGCCCAAGCAATGATCTCATTCTTGAACCACCCAAACTTCTCACCAGCCGTATAACCGCCAACAGCCAGCGCAAAGCTGGCCGTGGCAAATTGAATGACAGGGGTAAGCTTCGGCAACTCCATGATTAATGCAGCTTCAAAGCTATGCCAGCCAAGCCGGTAATAATCGCACCCGCTGTCACCATAAGGATTGTCTCAAGCCGCTTTAGCCGCGCATTAATGGCCTCATAACGCAACTGACACACAGCCTCATGTGAGTTTAAGCGAGCTTCAGTTTCGCTAATCTGGACCATTACTTACCCCCCCAAGGCAGCGGCGGCGTCACCTTGCTTCGAGGCCAATTGCGGTTGCACCTGTTCGCGGATTTTCAATACAAGCTCAAACACACTGGCATATGGCAAATTGCCAAGAGCCTGCATGATCGTATTGATTTCGTTGATGCTGAGTTCAATCTTCACTTTATTTCCCCTTTACAATGTTAACGATGCGTGAGTTATCCTCAAGCGCAACAAATTCATGCGGGTCATGCGGCTTCCAATCGGCAATATCGCCCGCCGTCAAAACCCGCTCCCAGCCATTACCATGGGCCTTGAAGCTGCCTCTTGCAACCACAGTAATATGCACATCGGCCTCACCATGGGTATGCATGGGCAGCACATTACCACTCACCGGAAAGTCATATGCAGTTCCGGTCAGCTTCCCAAGGGTGAATGGCTTGGCTTGCAACATCAGATCACCGTTGGGCCTTCTGACGGCTCAACCGGAGGAGGTGGTTCTGGCTCAACGGGAGCGCCATCAACCCAAGCCCAGCCAATGTCCATCGGGCCATCCCACTGATGCAATTCGCAGCCTTCAGGCGGCGTGTATGGCGTGACGCCATCCCAATCAACGACATTCACAATCACGCCATTCTGCACCATTGCGTAATTCATATTTTCGTTCTCCAAAAATTATGCGGGGAAGATAGTAATTAGACATTGCCCGGCTGCGCCAGCAGCGGCAGTTCCACCGTATGCTCCGCCGCCGCCACCTCCAGGCTGAGAGCCAGCAGTAGAAACGCCGCCCGCAGTACCAGCACCTCCAGCGCCACCAGCAACACTTGTTCCGCCAGCCCCTCCAGCGGAAGTGCCGCCGCCGCCACCACCGCCGCCACCATAATAAGATTTACCTCCGGCTCCTGCAGTGCCGCTAAACGGACCTCCGCCGCCACCCCCAGCCCAAAAACCGTGTCCTCCCGCATTACCATTAGCGCCCCCCTGACTCATTGCTACGCCTGAACAAGTACCTCCATCGTTCTGCCATGGTTGCCCTGCCGCACCTCCAACTCCGCTGGCTCCTGCTGCTCCAGCAGATAATTGACCGCCACCACCGCCGCCGCCACCACCGCCGCTACTACCAAAACCGCCGCCGCCGCCATAAGCGGTCAATATAGAGCCAAAAGTAGTATTCCCGCCTGCGCCACCAGTGCCGCCCCCAGCGGTACCCCCAGCGCCAATAGTAACCGTTTCAGTTGCGCCTAATGCACTAAGCGCGACCCAAATTTCCACATAACCACCACCCGCACCACCGCCGCCTGGAGAGAGGTTGGTGCCATTTTTCCCGCCACCGCCACCGCCGCCCCAAACTTGGATGAAAACGCGCGAGCCTGCTGCATAGCCCGCTGGCTTAGTCCACGTTCCAGATGAAGTGAAGGATTGGAAATTAACGCCAGTGGTAGCAGCAGCCTGCCAAGAAGGCGCAGCAGCAGAACCATTGGAGGTCAATACCTGACCCGAGGTGCCGTAGTTTGCGCCGCCAATACCAAGTTGCCCGGATGAGCCAATTTGAAAGCGTTCCGTATTATTGGTTCCAAGTTTTAGCGGAATTGCCGTAACGCTGTTAATCGTCATATCAAACGATGACGCATACGCGGTACCATAAAGCGTTCCCGCAACGGAAAACCGAAGATCCGCCGCGCCAGATGCTTTATTTAACTCAAGCAAAGAATTTGGAGAACTCGTCCCAATCCCCACGTTGCCGCTGCTGTTAATAACCAAACGCTGCGTAGCCGCGCTATAAGCATCATTAACTGTTTCAATTGAAAGCGACCCAGCAGAATCGCTGCCAAACCGCCATGTTTTTAGATTAGTGCCAGCATTTGAATTATACAACTGTAGGTAAGGAACTAACCCTGCCGTTGAAGCCCGTGCGACTATACCCTGCTCCACCGCCAACTTTGCATTTGCAGTAGCGCTTGTTGTCCCAATCCCCACGTTGCCGCTGCTATCGATACGGAGGCGTTCAGAACCACCAGTACTAAAAGCAGCAGTATCGGCAGCAGGGAAGAAAATGCCAGTGTTGGTGTCGCCCGTTGTGCTGAGTGCTGGAGCAGCAGCAGTGCCAGCGCCAAGCTGGACCTGACCAGCAAAGTAATTGTCAGCAGTGCCATTGGCGTAGAAATTCCAACGCCCGGTGCCGGAGGCAATGTTGGAATGAAAGCCGTAGTTGTTGGTTGCTGCGGTTAGTCCACTACCAGCCGAGAATCCATATTGGCTTGTAACTGATGAACCAGCGCCAATGCTTAAAGAAGCTGCAACATAATGATATACATTAGTAAGAGTGAACGCAGTAGCTTGAGTTGTTGGCGCAGTGTGGTTCACATAGGCATTAGCAGTAACCGCTGATTGTATTTCGCCGCCTTGAGAAATACCATAGGCACTTGTTGCGCCTGAGAAGTTTCTAAGATTTCTGATGGTAAAAGGCTCGGTTCCAGCAGTACCAATGCCGATACTTCCCGTGCTACCAATACGCATCCGCTCTACTGGCGTAGAGGAACCAGCAGGAGTGGTGCTAAACAATATACGCCCAGGCATGTCATTAACGCCTGGAGTGCCATCTACTTCAGACCAAATGCGGGCAGCCTCAACAAATTGAGTCCCATCATCCGCATTGAACTTAATGTAACCAATATCATCATTGTTGGTTACGATAGAGAAAGTCCCAGGCGTTGCGCTTCTTGATTTTGCAAAGTTAAAAAAACTACCGCCAGTTGAAGCAAGGTAAGCATAATTCGCAAAACCATTGTTTGAACTGCTATTCCCAAAAACACCAATTGAAGGCGTATTTGATACGCCTAAAGATGGTTGCGTTTGCGTGCTGCCGACAATTAAGCGGCCCTCTGCATTCACCACAAACGGCGTCGAATCTGGATTAGCGCTATCCTCAACCACCAACGCATTGCCAGCGCCTGTCTGGGTAATGCGAACAGCATCACCGCTGGTGCTTACAGAAACGTTCAAAGGAGCGGCAGGGGTAGCGGTGCCAATACCAAGGTAATTGTTGCTGTCATCCCAAAATAGGTTGGCGTTGTCTTGGCTGTAAACGCCACTGGCGCCAGCAAACACCAAAGAGCCTGCCGTAAACGCCGTGCCTGTTCCAGTGCCGCCCCTTGCCACTCCAAGAGTGCCAGAAGTGATCTGCGAAGCTGCAATCGCAATGGAAGTATTGGCGGCAGAAGTGATCTGCCCCTGCGCATTGATGGTAATCGCAGGCACCGAAGATGCAGAGCCATAGGAAGCCGCAGAAACACCAGTGTTGGTGATGCTGAATTGCGTTCCAGTCAGCGTCAGGCCAGTGCCAGCCGTGTAAGTGCTTGCACCAGCAAACTGAACAAAGGTAATGGCAGTTGAACCAATAGTTATTGGCAATGGCGTGGTAACAACCCAAGCCGTTGCTGCATTTTGAGTGCCATTGACCACAAAAACATAGTCACCAGGGCCTAATTGATCCGCGCCACTGCCCGAAGTATTCATGTCGGTGGCACGAGTAAGCACCCAATTGGTTGAACCAGAACCCACCGTAGTGACGGTGTAAACACCATTTTGCGCGGCGGTACTTTGATTTTTCACCAAAATACGGTCATTCAGCGCAGCCGTGTAACCATCAACAGCAAAGGCAGCCTGGGTGCCGGAATTAGTCAGTGTGGCGCCAACACCCGAAGTGCCATTGTTATAGGTAGCCGTTAAATTCGCCGTTGTAGCCGCAGCAGCAGGGGCATGAATATTCAGCCCCTCAATTGTAGCATCAACATACTGCTTTGTGGCTGCATCAAGCGGATTTATCGGGTCTTGCGTCAGCGTCAACGAGGTTAAACCAGCAATTGAAGACGCTGTATTACCCAAAGAAATGGGTGTGCTGCCGATAGTTAAGCTGCTGTTCTGTAAACCAGAATTGGGGATAGTTGTGCTTGCCGTGAAAGCGCCAGTGCCATTGCCGTAAACATAACCAGTTAGGCTGGTCGCACCTGTACCACCGTTTGCAACATTCAACGTGCCAGCCAGCGTCACAGAACCAGTTGTCCCGGTAGAAGGCGTGAGGCCCGTAGTGCCAGCGCTAAAAGACAATACACCAGAATTTGAGATGGAAATGCTGCCAGCACCATTTGAAATGGAAATGCCGGTAGATGCCGTTAAAGTCGTACGCGTGAAGCCTGTGCCATTGCCAATGTCGATCTGACCATTGGTAGGAACGCTTGAAAGGCCAGTGCCACCACGATCAATACCCAGAGTGCCAGAGGTGATTTGAGAAGTGGCAATAGCAATCGCCGTGTCAGTGGCAGAGGTAATTTGCCCTTGAGCGTTTACAGTCAGTGTAGGAACAGCAGAAGTAGTGCCATAGCTTCCAGCAGCAACGCCCGTATTAGCGATGCTGATAGTGCCAGAAATTGTAATTGGGCCACCGGTTAAGCCGGTTCCTGTATTGACCTGCGTGACAGTGCCAGAACCAGCAATCGTGGTCCAGGATGGATTTGCACCACCTCCATTGGTCTGTAAAATCTGACCAGATGTGCCTGGAGGAAGCTCAGTCCAAGTGGACGCATCGCGATACAGGATAGACCCTTGGGTGCTTCCGGCAGTAGCATCCAATGTTCCGCTAATTGATTGCCAAGTGGGATCAGCCCCTGCGCCACCAGAACTTAAAATATCATTAGCAGAACCCGGCAAAAGAGGGGACCAACTTGAAACACCGCGATACAACACCGTACCGCGCGTGGACCCCACAACATCCAAAACGCTGCTCACAGAGGCGTCAGAAGGCTGTGCAGGGCTGCCCGTGACATTAGCCTTAACGGTGCCACCAGCCATGCTTGCAAGGTAGCTGTTATCCACCCCAGCGGCCTGCAATCCAATTGTGCCTGTAGTGGTGATTGTCCCACCAGTAATAGGCGCAGTTGTGGCAATGCTACTGACACCCGGCGCAGGATATTGCGCCTGCGTATAAGTGGCGATCTGATCCGTTGTAACACGAACAGACGTACCAGCCTGAACAGCTTCAAGCTGCTCATTACCATTCAGCGCTACTGACGCAGGAAGGTTGGGGATTTGAACATTGCTCATGTAAGCGGCCCCGTTTCTGGCACATCTGCGTTATTGTATGGCAAACCTGGATCATTATTGCCAGGAGCATTTGGATCAGTCCCAGGCTGCTCATTTAAGCCGCCAGGAGGCTCGCCGGTTTGCTGCGTCACGCGCGTATCATCATCTTCCGTAATACGCCTATTGCCGCCAGGGACCGGGATGCCCGTTACAGGATCAACCGTGTTCTGACCCGAGGTAACGCGCGTATTTGTTTCCGCAGTCGCGAAATCCTGCACACGCGGATTGATGATTGGCATTGGATCAGCAGGCACCACAATGGCGCGAAGTTGCTCCTGCGGCCTGTCATAGCAGGGGCTGCAAACCAGAATTCGCTTATTGATCAGCGATGCACCCGCAAAATCAAACTGCCAGCGCAAATCAACGTGATTGTACCGGAAACCGCAGCGATCACATATTGCATGTGCCTGCGGGCTCCTTGCACTCGTTCTCGCCCGGCCTGCTTGTGATGCATATGCCATCAATCACCCCATCACGGCCTGAAATAACCACTGACCATCGGGGTAATGTATTGCGCAGCCTGCTCCACATTCTGAGCGTCAGCCACATTGTAACTTTCGTCAGCAACCAGCTTCAAGGCTGGCGCCATCGCCGGGTTCCACACCCGCGCCAACCGATATGACAATGCATCGGCAAATGCATCCAGCCACAGATAAGGTATTTCAACCGTCTGGCCGCCAGTAAATTCAGAATCCTGAAGCTGCCGGGCGCGGTAGTAGCGCAAATACTGCGCGCTGGTGCCGTCAGGAACAGGCCACAGGGTCACATTACCGCTGATCAGGCGATCCTGCCAGAAAACCGTGGGGAAGCCCTCCTGCTCCTTGTTAGGGTAGCTGGCGTATTCCGTGCGGCTGATCGGCAAGATCAGGCGATCAATCGGCGGTGAGCTGCCATTGTCAATGCGGATGTAAGCATCCAGCATGATCACCGTGTTTTCAGGCACGGGATAAGTGGCCTGCCCGGCAAGCAGCGTCACCGTCTGCAAATCAACGGTCCAGAGGTTCACGCCTTTGTTTGACCAATTCGCCAGCACCATGTTGGAAGCCATACGCGCGGCTTCCATGTGTTCCTGGGCAAGAGATGTGCTGCGAATGCCAATCAAATTGTAGGCATACAGCACAATCTCGCCAAGCGAAGGATCAAAGGCATATGTTCCGCTGGTGGTCATGGTCAGACCTTACGCCGCGTCATTCTTGATCAAGATAATGTTAAAGTAAGAGGAAACAGAATTGTTCGCGGCGCTGCCAATAGCAGCGGCTTCAATGTCCGTTTTCTCCGGGAAGGAAATTGGCACAAAGAAATCGTAAGTGGCCGTGCCATTGTTCAGCGTAACAAGGGCAGCCGTTGTGCGGATGTTATTTGTGCCAGAAGCAAGCAACCGGCCAATAATCTGAGTTGAACCAGTGGCTTGCCCAGCAGAAATCTGCCCAGCATCCATGTAGGCAGTGTATCCGGCAGGCACCGTATAATGCCCGGTGACAGTCGAATTGTAGTCAAAGAGAATGATCTGCCAAACGGTCGCAGGAAC